CTTGGTCTTATGGGCCGTGTTCGTGGACAGACCGACTCGGCGCTCAACCATTGCCATGTCAGTGCTCACTCGCTCCCATTGACCGTTCACCCATAGTTGGTGACGGTCATTTGGAAACGCACTCTCCATTAATTTGATTCGGCGAAGAACTTCTTTCTTGTTCTTTTCCGTGATGCTTCCCATGCTGATGTTACTCAGCGTGAAAGTCATCCGTTGAGTGATGCGATGCGAGTTACGAAGCTCATGGCTAGTGGACTCAGGGAAGCGGTAGTCGCTTCCGTTCCACTCCATCTCAAAAACGTAAAGCTCTTCAGGTCGCTCGCATTTCCCGATATCCCAATGTAGTGCCATTATTTTCTCCTAATTTGATTGTGTTTTGTTTTAATTTTCCCTGACACCAAAAACGTCAATTCGTGATGTCGCAAAACATATTACCATACGTGTCAAGTCACTCTTTTTGGGACACCCCTCGATAATGGGTAGTGAAGATCGTTTATCGCTCCGATTGGGGCGCGCAGCCAGCCAGAGGCAAATTCCGTGCTTTGAACCCACGAAAGGTGCAAGGAATCGTCCTGCACCACAGTGGCGTTCTAAACCCTCCTAAGGGCGTAGCAGCCGTCAAAGCGTACGAGGCGTACCATCTCTCGAAGCCCGCTTACACGGGCATTGCGTACGGCTGGCTGGTCGATGAGGAAGGCGTCATTTATGAAGGTCGTCCTATTGGAATGGCGACTGGCGCAACTCGGGGCTGGAACAGCCGCACCGAGTCAATTTGCTATACGGGCTTTGGGGGACGGGATGTCCCACCAGAAGCCCTGCAATCTATTAAAGATCTAGTCGCTCATATCCAGAAGCGATACGACAACAAACTTTGGATAAAACCGCATCGGGACCTCGGCCAAACAACCTGTCCAGGCGACGTGTTATCCAACTGGCTTGTTGGGGGAATGAAGATCAAAGGCGATCTTCCATTGTCACTGGATAAAGGTGATCGGTTAGCTGAACTTGCTAAGGAAGTAGCGCATCGTCCGTTGAGTCGGAAACGTCGTTCTCGTGGCGAGGCAGTCAGGGCGGTCCAGACACGTTTGAAAGAACGTGGACACGACCCAGGAAAAATTGACGGAGTGATGGGCAAGGTCACGGCATATAGGACACGCCGCTTTCAACGTCAAATGCAATATTTGAAAGTCGATGGCGTCGTTGGCGTCCGACCATGGAATGCGTTATTTGATGCCTGAAGAAGAGACACCAGTGGTCGTCGAGGAGAAGCCCGACAACTCACCAAAGGGCGTAGCGAAGACGCTGCGTGAAACGAACTTAGCTAATCAACGCTTTAACGGGCGTCCATTTGGAAAGTGAACAGTATGTCTACAAGTGAAAAGTCATTTGATTGGGGAGATTGGCTGGAACGCAGTCTTTGGACTGGGCTTCAGTCAGCGTTAGCTGTCATCGTGGTAACTGACATCAGCAGTCTTTCTGCTGCTGCTACTGCGTTCGCTGCTGCTGGTATCTCCGCTCTTAAGACTCTTGCTAAAGCACGCTTGGCTCGATAACGATGTCCGACGATCTCGACGCCCAATGGGAAGAGTGGCTATCCGAGGGCGGCTCAAAAATCGAGCAAGAGATCGAAGAAGAGATAGTTAAGAACTGGCAAGAGTTCTCGCTACTCGACGGAACGCACGCCAAATGGATTTTCAACAGAGAGAACGACGAAGACGACGTGCTTGGCGTTCTCCTCGTTTTCTCTCCTGAAGAGATCGCTGACCTAATTACTGCTTGGGATGACGCCAGAGATGGCGACATGTCAGCAGGAAGCTACGTCGCTTCTTGGCTGTCCCACTTCTTTAACTTTGTTGACGAGGCTTGCGATCCGTTCAACGACTAGTAACGACCGCAAGTCCAGAGCAGCCAACCATCTCCCCATTTGTACTCGCCCCATTCCCAGATTTCGTAAGCCATACGAATGTTGGGTTCGATCTCGAATTTGAGAGGCCAAATATCTTTATAGATGGTCGCCCAATAATCCGAGTTGACTTGTGCGATACCAAAATCGTTGGTGTGTGATACAGCTCGCGGTTTATGAAGTGACTCACACCAGAAAACTCCGAGAGCCCTTGACGTTTCTTCAGCAAAATATTCTTCGACGACCGCAGGGATTTCTGGGTGAGGTGGTTCGGCGTGAAAGCCGCACCAGTCGAGCAGTAACCATAAGTAAATCCACATTAGAGATGCCTGTCGAGGTACTCAGCTACTGCGGGTTCGTTGCTTAAACATTCTTTGAGTCGTTCGATGAGTCCATCTCGACGACGAGCAACAGTTGTCTTTGGTATGCCTGTCATGTCGGAGGCCCATCGCAGTGAGCATTGAGCAAGCAGGATTGTTTCGAGTACAGCCTGATCGATTTCGTCGAGGACTGCGTTTTCTATGCAAGTCGCAACAGCGTTCATCAGTGCTTCTCGTTCTTCGGGCGTGGGTTCGTCATCGAGTTCGCCTGCGCCGCTGGTGCGGGGGAGCCACCAGTCTTCGAGGGGGTTACGAGGAAACGATTTAGCCCAGTGGGGTTGGACCTCAACACGGCGCATCGAAGACACCCCAAGGGAGTTTTGTTGAGGTGACCCTCAACGCAGCTTTTCCCCTTGAAGTGCCATTGTTCGTATCGAGTCGTTCAATACGTCCTTCTTGGCGATCCCATAGTTCAAATGCCGCATCAAGCGGCATCCATAACCCTTCCTGTTTCGGTCGGCTCCATAACCAGAACCAGACGGGGTGCATGGCATCCCATTTCGCTAGCTCTGTTAATTTGCCGAGCTTCAGCAGAATGCCTTTCGGTCCAAATCCTTGGACCTCAACAAATGCTGATGGCAGTAGATAGTCGGGGGAGTGGCGAACTACTGGAGGTAGTCGCCCAACTCCCCATGATTGCGGCGGTCGATCTAAACCGAATCGCAAAGGATGCGACTGGTCGTTTCCGTATAGACGTACAAAGTTTTCTTCAGCTTCTGCGGCCCATCCACCGTTCCAACGATCATTGAACGGCAGGGTTGAGAACCCGCTCACAGCTTTATAGCGTCAACCTGCCTCACCGAAGAGTCGTTGACGTACGCTCCGATGTTTCCCTTTGCCTGCAAACCGTCCAGAGTGCATTTCATTAAGTTGTCGATGTCAGCGGCCCAAATTTTTTCTTCAGCTTCATCGAGTTCGTATACCCAGATTGCTGCACCGTCTTTGCTGTAGATGATGCGAACTCCCAACGGACCGTCAAGGGTCGGATGTCCTGCCTGTTCCCAAGTGTCTCGGACGCACTGCTCGTAATCCAAAGTTGCTTTGGGTGTGAACGTGCCGTTCTTGGTGACGCGCGGTCTGTCCTTCGTTTTTGGTTTTCCTTGGACATAAATGAAGTAGCCGTCTTCAGGGCTCACGGCTGCTCCTTCCTATATAGAGATGGTTGCGAGTACGAAACTTCTTGGACTGCTTTGTCGAACATCTCATCGAGGCGAACGTCTCTGTCCGCTCGGGTAGAAAACTTTTGAAGCCACCGCTCATCGAACTGCATCATCAGCGGCAACGCAGATTCTTTAGGTTCGCCATGCCCAGCTAAATGGCAAGCAAACGTGAATAGCGAAGCTGACCTGTCATCACCGAGCGGCCCGTACTCCAACATTTCTTGTACTGGCACAGGCAACTTGTCCATGTCGGATCGTCTTCGCCGCACCACAGGTGACGGTGGCAAAGTTGGTGAAGGTAACAGAGCTGCTATCTGTTCGAGTTTCTCTTTGGAAACTCTCGAAGCCATAGCTTCTTTAACGAACTCTTGGACCGTTAAGGTCCATGAGCCAAGGCGAATGATTTGCCGCCCCTCCTCAGCAGAGGACGGATACGGCAAACGGATACCGTTTCCGAATCCTTTACCCGTCAGAGCAACCTGTTTTGGATAAACCTCTAAGATCGGGGAGTCAGCTAGCTGACATGCGGCAATCAAAGCGTTTCTCATCAACTGCGCGCAGATTGGTTCCTGCGCATAAACCCAGAGATGGAAACCCTTATTTCTTGATACTTCAGTAAATGCGGTGACCCCGAAATGTTTGAGGGCGACGGTCACGTTAGCCGCCTGACGTTCTGGCTCAGGATCTCTGGGAGCGTCCCAGTCGATAAGCCCGAACCAGACCGTCGGCGGGTCGCTTGGAATTAAGGGGTAAACACCAAGCGGCGAATCATGGTAGAGATGTTCTTGGATTGCGAGTTCGAAAGAATGACCTTGGAAACCTGTTGGTTTCCCAGCGCCGTCTTTGCGGGGGCGGAAACTATCGCCAGCGTCGGCGGTAGCGCCTCCTTGGTGGAGGAGCGCAAAGTCTCGGACGAGTACATGGTCGATGTTCATGGCACCAGATGTTGTGCGTACTCGCTAATTAATCCTGAGTTCGGATCAATATGAAATTCGAATTGTTCAAGGCGGCCAGGAGGTCGCTTGTTCTTCCATAGAGCTACCGACAAAGACTCTTCGTGATAGCGGGCCATCTCTCCTGTGTGGCTGGTGTTTTCTCGTTCACGCCATACTTCGTAAATGAACATGGATTCGGCTTCGCCGCCGTAACGGCCAGCGGAAATGCCAGCAGGTTTTCCTCGGTCGCCTGAGCCTCGACCTGACTGGTGAACGAAAACGACTGGAAGGTCTACATCTTTAGACCATCTCTTTAATCCTTGCGCTAACGAAGATACGTTTGCGTTCTCGCTAGATCGGGAGCGACCGTCACCTCGTAACAGTTCGAGGTAGTCAACCATGCAGAGCGTGGCGGGTTGACCCCAGTATTCTTCTGCTTCTTCTACTACGTCTTGCATGAGGTTCCACGTTGGGGAACCGTCATAGATTCTCAGCTTGTCGAACAGGCCACCTGATTCTCCGAGTTGGATCATGTGATCGACGAGGCTGGCGTCAGCGGCTCGTAGCTGCTCTTCCACTTTTGATCCATCGACGTTGAACATGATCGAGTACAACTTTGCGATGACCAGTTCAGATGGTTCGTCAGGTGAGAAGATCACGCATCGAAAGTCGGGGTTGTTCAATAACGATTTGACGATGCAGTTATAAAGGAATTGTGATTTGCCGCTATGTGAGCGGCCAACTATTTGAGCGAGTTCTCCTCGCCCTAGCCCTCTAGTGAGGACATCTATCCTTCTGTATCCCGTCTGCCAACGTGACTCGGGATTAGAGGCGTAGTCCACCCACCGCCGAATCGCATCAGCGGTGGGCGAGACTATCGATTCTGGGTCAGCCGCTCGAAGGGGTTGAGCGGTCGCAGGAGAAGTTGATTCAACATCAGAGGGGCGATGTTGATTGCTTAGGGAGGCAACCTTCGCTGCGATGTCCTCTTCAGCAAGAAGAGGCACTGACCCGTCCATCAAGCTGCTGCACTTGCAGCTTGAACCATTTGCCCAACAGCGGCAACAGCATCTTCGCTGGTGTCGTACTCATACGTTTGTCCATCGTGGGCAACAAACGATTTGATTCCGCTATCGAACCACACACCACATTTCGCGTATGGTGCGCCAGCCTTATCCATGACCTTCAGGACAGCCCAGCCTTTGTCTTTGTTCTCAGGGTTATAGAAAACTAAACCTGGGTTTTGCGCCATGAAGTTCAAGGTGTCTTGCTTCGATGGGCGACCATTGCCCTGCACTGAATTTGGTGCGGGCGGCGGCGGAGCTACAGATGGACTATTTCCGCTTGCGGGAACTGGTGCAGGACTAGTTGCAACGCTTTTGGAGTCCGCATTGCCGCCACCTCCAACTTCTTCTTGCAGCAACGAAAGAATGGTTTCGAAAGAACCATGCCATTTCTCAATGTCGCCTTCGCCTGCATGTACTCGGCCAGCAACTTGCGCTGCTGTCTGGATCAACCCCACCGTGGGGTTGTAATCATTCATAGCCATATGGCCTCCTATTGTTTGCTTTCCCAAAACGGGACTTCACCGAGGTGTTTCCCTCGGCATTCCGACCAATGCGGACACCACTGAGGCGAGCAAAACCAGCTATCCCATTGCTGGGGGAGAGCAGGCAGATTCGCCTCCAAAGAGATTGCCGCACTGATTACGAGTTCCTGCAACGCAGGCTCGTTCTCTATGTGACGTGGGATGCGACGAACCGTGTAGTTCGGTTTGTCCTTTCCCGTGTCGCGATATTTGGATTCGTTCCAATGCAGGTAGTACAGCGTGAACGATTCTGCGGACAGAGCCCACGAGTACACCGCTGCTTGAAGATTCGAACGATCTTCGATCCAAAGATCCCGAGGCTCCGCCTTCGGGTTCTTCCAGTCAACGACTTCTACTTGACCATCTTCTGACAGTTGTACCCAGTCGGGGGTGCCCGTCAGATAGATCTGGCGTTGATCATCTTCGTAGAAAAGGAGATTAAACTTTTCTTCTATCGAAATAGGTTTCCGCAGCAGAGGAAGAACTTCTTCATACCAAACCTCGATGTTCTTTTGAACCTGAGCTTCAGTCTTCTCGAACGGCTGCTTCCACTCGATGTTGTCTTCCGAAGAAAAATTAGCAAACTCTTCCTTGCCCCACTGGAGGATCTCTTCAAGCTCCGCTTCGTAGCCTTCCTGCCATGCGAAACCGTAGGTTTCGATGGCACCATGCACAGCGTTGCCACGCACCAGATCGGAAGTGTTGCGATCCTTGCCCATGCCAAGGTGGCTACGGCGTGCAGCTTCAGGACACTTATTAAATTGGTTCAAAAAGCTCTGACGGAACTTGTGAACGTGGCGAGGAAGACTAGGGGATATCGTTTGCATGATCACATTCTTCTCGCGAGGTGGGACAGCGAGTACACAGTGTCATGAAACATCGCTCACCCATGACAAGTACACCGCATCATCATTTTGAATAACATTTACGCGAACTGGAGCGTCTTCGATTTCAGCTAACTCAGCTAGCTCGTCGAAGCTGATAACGACTAGATGTTCGACTGATTTGCGTCTTGTTTTGTATTCCACTTCACTCCTACGCGATCGCGATCGCGATCGCTA